TAATGTGGCGGGTGTCTTTACAATTACTCCATCAACTACAGAGGCAAATGAGGGAAGTTTTACGTTAAGGTACAGGGCGACAGACGGAATACATTCAACGTCTAGGTCAACAGTATATACGCTTTCGTTTTATACAAACCCAGACATTGCCAACGCCAGCTATGATAGCAAAAGTTTCGCCCTTTCGCAATCTGCGCCTCATAGTATCTGGATGAATCCAACAGGGACAAAACTGTATGCTTATGGATACAGTAGTGATAGAGTTTATCAGTACAGCTTGTCTACTGCTAATGATATAAGCACAGCCTCTTATGATAATGTCAACTTTAATGTAAGTTCTCAAGAAGGCAGCGGCAGAGCAATGTGCTTCAGCGGAGATGGACTACACTTTTACATTGGGGGTTCATCAACTGACTCGATATTTCAGTATGATATGACCACAGCGTTTGACGTAAGCACGGCATCCTACAGCAATTACAGTCTTAGTGTGAGTTCACAAGAAACCACCCCTGCCTCACTGGGCTTTAATACAACAGGCACCAAAATGTTTGTTATGGGATATTCTTCAGATAAAGTGCATTCTTATGACCTTAGTTCTGCATATGATTTAAGCACAGCCTCTTATAACAATGTCAACTTTAGCGTATCTTCGCAAGAAACAACTCCATATGGATTTGCCTTTAACAAGACGGGATCAAAGATGTACGTGGTCGGCACTGGCACTGACAAAATTTATGAATACGATTTAAGCACTGAGTTTGACCTTAGCACATGCTCTTATAACAATGTTTGTAGCGGGGCTTTAAGTTCTTCTACCAACCCAGTCAGTATTTATTTTAGTGCAGATGCGAGAAAGATGTTTATTCAAACCACCGCTGATGCTGTGTATCAATATAGCACATAGGGTGATTTGATTAAATGTTAGGCTTTGCTCCGATATCAACCGCGACGATTGGCGGGGCTGGCGTCACAAGAGACGTTGTTTTAGCAGAGATCACTGGTCTGCAAAGTGTTGTGCAGCTTGGCACAATAAGTGTGTCATCGAATGTAAAATTGACCGATGCTCCAATTAGAATTGCAAACTCAACAACAATAGTTGATGGATCAGCACGAAGAACAGAATTTCCATTTGTTACTTGGACAAATTATAGGATGTTTGGCTGGATCGCACAGCCTTTAGACAGTAATGGTAATTTTAAAGTCACGCTCTCTTTACCGACTTATGATCACGGCATCTTTGGGATTGACGGCCAAGTAACATCTGAGCCAATCACGCATCAAGGCGCACACGCGCCGCTTGTGAATGGCGATTATACATTCCCGGCGACGGTCAATGATGCTGGGCTAACACAATATCAACAGCCGCCGCATTTGCGGCACTTGCCTGAGACGATAACAAGCAGCGCGGTGACAATATCCTCGCTTGCTGACCCGCTCGTTGCAACTTTAACATTTCCAGCGACTGATCCGGGCTTGTTTAGCGTTATTGTCGGGCAAGTCAGAACCCTTAACACATACGACGAAACCGACAACGATACATACTTTTCTGAAAGTTTAATGAATGGATTTGCCGGTGACATTCTTTTGCCCGGTGAAAACAAATTGCGTGAGTTGTTTCACCTTTTTGCGGACAAAGGCTTTCAAATTGGTCCTGTTTCCGTTGGGACATTTGGCACTAATAAAACCAGTGAGACGAAAGGCGCAGCTTGGGTGCTGTATGGCATGAAATTGCAGCCGCAAATCACGGCTTCAAACTTCCCTGATGGCACGCCGGTATCACAAGAACACACGTTTTTAGTCACTGGCGCGCTTGGTGTAATCAAGCCTCTTGTAACTGTAAATTTAACCGGGCTGTCAATGTCGGCCAGCGTTACAAATGTGCAGGGAAACGTTGCGCAGCCGCTGACAGGCCAGTTAATAGGTACAGCTTTAACGCCTGACCCGCCTTGGTATGTAAACCAATCGCGCGTGCAGCTAGTTGCGAAAGCTAATCAGGCGGCTGACAGCGCAGTATATCCATATTTGCCGGGGCCGTTTGATAGTGGTCCACTGCAGCAAGATTTTGACCTTACGCTGTCGCTTGGAGCGCTAGCTTCACCGATTGGTGTTGATGTTCCTGTTTCTGGCGTTTCAGCGATCACGGCGACAGTTGGACAGGTTACAACACGGTCGTTTAATACTGTGCCGGTGCCGTCGTTGCCAGCAATTACCACAGCAATAGGCAATCTTGAGGGCGAGCCAACTGAAATTGTTTCTGACAGTTTCAACATCACGGTTGCGCTTGGTGCAATCACAACAACATCTGTTGCAAATGCAACCGCGACAAGCTTTGCGTTTGGCGTAAGTTTTGGCAGTGTCACGCCTGTTGCAAATTCAAATGTATTCCCGACAGGTTTCGGCACTGTTTTCTCGTTAAATTCATCTTTGACGCTGACTGGATTGGCAAATCATCCGCTGCAAAGCCAAGTCGCAACTGTGCGGTTGTCGGCGTTGCGCAAGCAAGTTTACGCGACGATCACGAGCAGCAAGCCAATGCCGCCAGCACTGCCAAATTTTGTCAAACTAGCGCCTGCAAATTCTAATTTTGCAGTGGTGGACAGAAAAACAAATCAGTCGGTTGTGTCGGCAAAATTAACTGGATTGGGGTAAACAATGTCATCTGAGTTTATCATCAAGCAAAATGACACGTTGCCGACTTTAACGGCAATTCTAAAAGATCCTAATAACAACGTAATTGATCTGACAAATTGCACTGTGACGTTCAAAATGGGAACAGAAAGCGCGGCTAAAGTTACAGGCGCAACGACTATCACTGACACGACCGGCGGCGCGGTCAGTTATCAATGGTCTGCAAGCGATACTGATACCGCTGGCGTTTACCTTGGAGAATTTGAAGTTGTGCAAGCGTCAGGTTTGAAAGAGACATATCCAAACAATGAGCCGTTTCGCGTCGTAATCCGACAGGACTTTTTCTAAGTTTGACCAGAGGCAAAAAAGTCGTCGCGTTTATTGAGGCTTTTTGTTTGATCCCAGAGGGCCAGTACGTCGGCCAACAAATGAAACTTCTGCCGTTTCAAAAAAAGTTTATTCTGGACGTCTATGACAACCCGGCAGGAACAAGCCGCGCATATCTAAGTGTTGCGCGCAAAAATGGAAAATCTGCGTTAATTGCGGCGATTTTATTGGCACATATCGTTGGGCCAGAGGCAAAGCAAAACAGCCAGATTGTCAGCGGTGCAAGATCACGCGAACAAGCGGCGCTTGTGTTTAAATTAGCCGAAAAAATGGTGAGGTTATCGCCGCAATTATCAGAGATTGTCAGGGTCGTGCCATCAAGCAAAATGCTTGTCGGCTTAGTGATGAATGTTGAATATAAAGCGATCAGCGCAGAAGCTAACACCGCGCACGGCTTGTCGCCTGTTTTGGCGATTTTGGACGAGGTCGGTCAGGTCAGAGGGCCGCAAGACAGCTTTATTGAGGCGATTGAAACCGCTCAGGGCGCGCACGCATCGCCGCTTTTAATTGCAATCAGCACGCAGGCTGCAACTGACGCTGATTTGTTTTCTAATTGGCTGGATGACGCCGCAAACGCCAAAGATCGGCGAATTGTTAGTCATGTGTATACTGCGCCAGAGGATTGCGCGCTAAACGACAAGAAATCGTGGCGCGCGGCCAACCCGGCGCTTGGAAAGTTTCGGTCACTGCAAGACATGGCCGATTTTGCAAAACAGGCGGCGCGTCTGCCTGCAAAGGAGAATAGTTTTCGCTGGCTTTACTTAAATCAGCGCATTGAGGCGGTTTCGCCGTTTTTGTCAAAATCTGAATGGGAAGCAAACGCAAATGCGGCTGATGTGCCGCTTAATTCGCCTTGCTGGGCGGGGCTGGATTTATCGGCAAGCCGAGATTTGACCGCGTTAGTTTTGGTTTTTCCAATCAACGATCAGTTTCATGTTGTGCCGCATTTCTTTTTGCCTGCGCAGGGCATCAGAGAGCGCAGCCAAAGCGAAAAATACCCATATGACACATGGGCGAAGCAAGGTTATTTAACGCTTATTGACGGGCCAGTGATTATTCCGAGCGTGATCGCAATGGCGGTCGCTGAAATATCGCAAGATTATGACCTGCAATTGCTGTCATATGACCGCTGGCGCATTCACGATTTCCAGCGCGAATTGGACAATATCGGCGCGCAGATACCAATGGCAAGTTTCGGTCAGGGTTTTAAGGATATGGCTCCTGCGGTTGATAAGGTTGAACGGCTAGTGGCCGAGCGCAAATTGCGTCACGGCGGCAATCCGATTTTAAATATGTGCGCAGCGGGCGCTGTAATTGAGCAAGACCCGGCAGGCAATCGAAAGCTGACGAAAAAGAAAAGTTTAAGCCGCATTGATGGCTTGGTCGCTTTGGCGATGGCGTTGGGCTGCATGTCCACAGAGGGCGAAATCGTGATGACGTCGCCTTGGGATGATCCCGATTATCGGCTGGCGGGCTAGGAGAGAAAATGGGAATTTTTGACCGATTTATAGGCCAAGAGGCGCGCAGTTTAGAAGACCCGACCGCGAAAAACAGCACTAAAGATTTCTTGTCAGTCATGGGCTGGGGCGATTTTGCTGCTGCGTCTGGTGTTACTGTAAATGTTGATACTGCCATGGGCGTGCCTGCAATATGGGCGGCTGTCAACTTTATCGCTGGCACGCTGGCAGGTTTGCCGCTGCATGTGTATCGCAAAACTGACGCAGGCCGTGAGCGGGACACTGAAGGCTTTGGAGCCACAATCAACACAGCCGTCAATGATGAAATGTCATCGTTTGAGTGGCGCAAGTATATGTTTGAGCAAGTACTGACCGGCGGTCGGTCAATCACCTACATTGAGCGCGACGAAGGCGGCAACGTGCGCAATCTGCACCCGATTGATCCAAATGGCGTGCTAGTCGAGCGCAAGGTTACGTCGCAGGGCTTTCCTGCCAAAACATATCGCTACAATCAGCGGATATTTAAAGCAAAAGACATCATCGACCTGACGTTTATGGTCAAAGCAAATCAGCTTGATCCAAGAGGACCAATTGCCACGAATAAAGATGCAATCGGCATGGCTATTGCCGCGTCACAATATGGCGCAAAAGCGTTTCAAAGCGGCGGCATTCCACCAGCGGTTTTGCAAGGTCCATTTCAGTCAGGCGCAGCGGCGTCACGCGCGTCAGAAGATGTTGCGGCGGCGACTGCCAAGCTGGCAAAAGAAGGTCGGCCAATCATGGCGCTGCCGCTTGGTCACGAATTAAAATCTGTCGGATTTTCGCCAGAGCAAATGCAGCTTATTGAATTGCAAAGATTTAGCATTGAGCAGATCGCGCGGATTTACAGTTTGCCGCCAATCTTTTTGCAAGACCTGACCCGCTCGACGTTCACAAATTCAGAACAGCAAGATTTGCATTTCGTTAAGCACACTTTGAAGCGGTGGATCGAACAGGCCGAGCAAGAAATGAACCTCAAGTTATTCGGTCGCGGGTCAGATCAATATGTTGAATTTAACGTCGATGGGTTGCTGCGCGGCGACTTCAAAACACGCATGGAAGCCCACGCCACGTCAATTCAAAACGGCATTAGAACGCCAAATGAAGTGCGCGATTTGGAAAATATGTCAGCGCGCGATGAAGGTGATGACCTGATGATCCAAGGCGCAACTGTTCCTATTAAAAATCAAGTGATCGGAGATCAAGATGAGTAAAGAAATCAGAACGCTTGATACTGGCGTTGAAATCCGAGCCGACGAGGATGGAATAAAAGTCTCTGGATATGCGGCGGTTTTTGACGAGGAAACCAATATCGGCGGTCAGTTCATGGAAAAGATTGCGCGCGGCGCATTTGTTGACGCTGTGGAACGTGATGACGTTGTGTTTCTGATCAATCATGAAGGTTTGCCGCTTGCGCGCACACGGTCAGGCACGTTGACGCTGCGCGAGGATGATCGCGGCCTGTATATGGAAAGCAATCTGGATGAAAACGACCCAGATGTGCGCGCGCTTGTTCCTAAAATGAAACGCGGCGATCTGGACAAAATGTCGTTTGCATTTCGCCCAACTCGGCAAAGCTGGGATGACAGCGGCAACATACCGACGCGCACAATTGAGGAAGCCAGTTTGTATGACGTCAGCATTGTTACAACGCCTGCATATGAAGGCACAGAGATCGGCTTGCGGTCGCTAGAAGCGCACCGGGCAGATCAGCAAATCACGCACGCCAATCGTCGGCTGCGGATGAAATCCAAACTTTAATTAACACAACAGTATAACCGCGCTTCGGCGCGCTGAAAAACGGCGCATCCCGCTGTTTGCCCTATCCCCTGCGCCTTGGGCAAGCGCTTCGGACTGAACGTCGTGATGACGTCCACATCCTTTAAATGGAGGCCCATAGATGGCTAACGCAATCGAATTGCGGGAGAATATGGCGCGTATCGCGACCAATGCCCGTGCAAAATTAGACGAAGTTCAAGACAATACCCCAGAAGATCGTGCCGCTGAAATTGAGCGTGAATTTGACGCCATGATGGCCGATCATGATCAGCTTAATCAACGCGCCGAGCGCATGGAAAAAGCTGACGCGGCAATCGCTCGGTCAGAAGAAATTGATTACTCCAAGCGTCCACAGTTTGAAGATCGCAGCGCGCCTGCGGTTGATAATGGCGTTTCAATTTCTTATCGGTCTGCGTTCTGTGAAATGATTGCAAGCGGTGGTGTTGCAAACATGAGCCTCGAAGCGCGCTCAGTTCTGGAGACAGAAAATCGCGTTCAAACGGCTGGCACAAACTCGGCGGGTGGCTTTACTGTTCCTGTTGAACTGGCTGGCTATATAGAGAAGGCAATGCTTGCGTCGGGTCCGATGTATGACGACGCTTTGTTCACTACTATCAACACAGCGGCTGGCAACACGTTCAACATTCCGACCATCGATGACACTGCAGTCACAACAACCGCGCATACTGAAGGCACACAGCCAACGGATGACGCCGGCAAAGATGCAACTTTTGCGCAGAAAACTCTCAGCGCATACGCATTTGACACCGAGTGGCTGCGCTGGTCTGCCGAGTTGAACACAGACAGTGTGTTGAACATGGAAAGCCTGCTTGGCGAATTGCTTGGTGAGCGGATGGGGCGCACTGCCAACACACAGTTAACAACCGGGTCAGGTTCGTCGGCTGTTGAGGGCATTGTAACCGCATCAACGCTTGGCAAAACTGCGGCGGCAACTGCGGCTGTAACTGGTGACGAAATCCTTGATCTGATCCACTCGGTTGATCCATCATATCGCGCCTCGCCAAACACTGCCATCATGATGAATGACAGCACTTTGTCGGCAGTTCGCAAGCTGAAAGATGGTAACGGAAATTACCTGTGGCAAATGGGAAACTTCCAAGCCGGAGTGCCTAACAGCTTACTCGGCTACAATGTTGTCATAAACCAAGCGATGGACAGCTTGGCGACTGCTAAAAAGGTCATGATCTTTGGCGATATGTCAAAGTTTTATGTGCGCAAAGTTGGCGCGCCTTCAATCTATGTTGCGCGTGAGCGTTTTGCTCCTGACTTTGGCATTCTTGGTTATATCCGCTTTGATGGTTGCTTGGTTAACACCGCAGCAATCAAGCACATGATCACTGCTTAATTGAGATCGGGCGGGGCTATCATGGCCCTGCCCATTCCCTTTTTTGGAAGGTTTTTTAAAATGAAAATTAGAATGTTGACCAGCATGGCGGGTGCCGATTTTTCGCATAACTTTGGCGATGAAATTGAAGTGACCGATGCTGAAGGCAAGCGATATATTGAGGCTGGCATTGCCGAGCCTGTTGTTAACGCCACAAAGATTGAACGCGCGGTCAAAAAAGTTGTCAAAAGCAAGGCAACTAAAAAATGACACTGACCGCACAGCACGCGCTTGAACTGGTGACGCCTGCAGTTGCCAATCCTATTTTATTGTCAGAGGCCAAGGCGCAATTGCGCGTTGAGCATAACGATGATGACGTAATTATTGCGCGGCTGATCAATGTTGCGACTTCTTACGTTGACGCCCAAGGCGCGCTGGGTGCTTGCATGATGACGCAAACTTGGGGGCAATGGCTGGGCCAAAATCCCGGCACTGTAACGCTATTGCTTGGCCCGGTGCAGTCTGTCTCTGCGGTCAAATATTACGACGTCAACAACGCGCTGCAAACCGACACGCTGTCAAATTATAATGTTCTCGGCACCCAAACGCGCAAAATCGTTGCGCCGAAAAATGGATTTAACTGGCCGACAACATTTCAGCGGGATGACGCAATTCAAATCCAATACGTTTGTGGATATGGCGGCACGTCGCACAGTGTCCCGCAGAACGTAAGGCACGCGCTTATGATGCTGGTGGCTCACCTGTATGAAAACCGCGAGGCCACGCAGGGCGACAAGCTGATCAGCGTGCCGTTTGGCTTTGACGAAATGTTGGGCCAATCGCGGGGCCATTGGTATGGCTAGAGCAGGATTGCTGCGCGACCGTGTAACATTTCAGCGGCTAAAATCAGGATCAGACGCTTACGGCAATGAATACGACAACTGGTATGATTTGGCGGCACGATCTGCAGAGTTAACCGAAAAAACAGGTCAGCGGCAAGTTGAAGGCGGCGCGCTGCAGGACGTTGCGCGCGCTATTCTGTTATGCCGCTCAGACAGCGTTACAGCGGCGATCACAGCGGCAGATCGTGTAATTGCGCGCGGTATTACTTGGAGCATACAGACGGCCACACAGGCCGACGCCAAGGGCGAAATGCGCGAGTTTGTGCTTGAAAAAGGCGTGGCATCGTGAGGGTTACAGGCCAGCGCGCTCTGTCCAATCAGTTGCAGCATATTCCACACACAGTGCGCGAAGAAGTAGAGAAAGCTACGCAGCGATCAACTAGGCGTTATCGTAATTTTGCGCGCAGGATTGCGCCAAAAGACAGCGGCGAAACAATAAATGCGATCACAAGCCACGTTATGATTAACGACGATGGCGTTTTAGGTTTTGTTAATTTTACCAGAGGCAGCAGGGACAGTGCAATAAGGCAGGTCAGCATTTCTTATGGCGCAACTCGTGCCGAACGCGGTTCCATGTCGGGTTATCAATACATTTCAACCACTCGCACTTATATCGGCGACAAATTTAAGCGCGCAATTAAGCGAGCCGTAAGGATTGGGATGGAAAGAGCATAATGGCTGATGGTTTTGGACTTGCGCTGCAAAAAGGTATCCGCACGCGGTTGATTAATTATAGCGATCTGACCGCGCTGATATCGACGCGCGTGTATGACGAGCCGCCTGCAGATGTTGTGTTTCCATATTTGCGTTTTGTTGAGGTGCAGCCACGCATTTTTGACGTCGATGACAAGACAGGCGCGCGGGTTGACCTGACTATGCGCGCGCATTCTCGCAGCGCGTCAGGTCGCGTTGAAGCCACGCAAGTTGTCGAGGCTGTCAGGGCTGCATTGCACAGGCAAGAGGCCAGCGTAACTACCACAGGTTTTAACCTGGTCGAACTTATTTTTGACGATTATTTCGCTGAGAGAGACGCCGATGGGCGAGGCTATACTGCCTATATTTCTTTTAACGTAATGATGGAAACCACTTAGGTTTTCACGCCTTTCTGCGGTTTAGGCACCCGCTTTTGAACGTCGGATGACGTCCATTTTCCCACAGAAGGAGCCGTGATTATGGCAAAACAGTTAGGTCGCGGCTTATTGCTGGGTCTAGGCACAGAAGCCGATGGCGATGCAAACGCAAACGACACTTATACAACCATCGCAGGTATCAACTCAAAGTCTTTAACAATAAACAATTCGCCAATCGACGCAACGACGCCTGTTGATGGCGCTGAAGCTGGCGTAATTTGGTCGGAAAGCTTGTCTGGTCTGAAACAGATGACGATCAGCGGAGATGGCATTTTTGCTGGCACGACCAGCTTGGATGCAATGAACACGCTAGTTTTATCGGCAAGCCCGATCAGAAATATTAAAATTACTGTGCCGGGTTTTGGCGCATACTATGGCGCGTTCCATGTAGATAGCTTTGAGATGGGCGGCGAAACCGAAGGCGCTGTGACGTTTTCAATAAGCCTATCATCTTCGACATTGGTCACATTCGTCGCTGATTGATGATAACCGCTGAAGCACCACGGGGAGGCGTTGTCGAAACAATCGGTGACGCCTCTTACTCGTTTGTTTTGCGAAACCGCGAAATTGAACGTTTCGAAGATAAGCACAGAGGCATCTTTGAACTTTGGGAAGGTTTTTTTGATCGCGGTCAAAAACCAAATTCAAAAGAAGTGCGCGACTTGCTGGCGCTTGGCTTGGTCGGCGGTGGCAAAAAAGACGCCGAGGCCGATGCAATAATTCAAGCGGCTGGGCCAGAAAGCCTTTTGCGCTTTTATCAGATCGCGCAGGCCGTGCTTGGCGTGGCTTTCATGCCAGACGTCAACGACGAAACAGCATCAAAAAAAAAGTCAGCGAAAAGCCTCGCCGCTTAAACGTCAGGCAGATGATTAAAAGCGGAATTATCGCTGGGCTAAAGCCTGACGAGATCCGCAACATGATCCCAAAAGATGCTTTTCTTGTATTTCAAGGCTGGCAAGAAGCGCACGAGCCCGCAACGCCGGGATCAGGCGCGCCGACAAAAGCAGAATTGAACCAAATGATGGAGGCTGCAGCCAATGGCAATCAGCGCCGAACAGCTTAATATCATTTTATCTGCGCAGGATCGTTCGCTGACGCAAGCGTTGAATCGTTCTACAAGAAACGTTAACAGGTTTGCACGGCAATCGCAGCAAAATTTAAGCCGAACATCTAGATCATTTGATAGTTTAGGCAAAGCGGCCAAACGGCTTGCGCCAATTATTGCGGCGGCGGTCAGTGTAGGCGCTGCAAGAAACGCTATTACGCTTGGCAAAGAGATTGCCGACTTGGCGCGCATCGCAGGCACGACGGCTGAAGAATTCCAAGAGTTGGCATTTGCCGCAAAAACGGTCGGCATCGATCAAAACAAACTGTCAGATATTATCAAAGATATGAACGACCGCGTCGGTGATTTTCTCGCAACTGGCGGCGGTCCAATGAAAGACTTTTTTGAGCAGGTCGCGCCACTGGTGGGCGTTACTGCTGATCAATTTAGAAATTTATCGGGACCGCAAGCGCTGCAACTATATGCAAGCACATTAGAAAAAGCAGGCGCAAACCAGCAAGATTTTACGTTCTTTATGGAAGCAATGGCAAGCGATGCAACCGCGCTTGTGCCGCTTTTGAGAAACAATGCATCTGGGTTTAAAGAGATCGGCAAGCAAGCGCGGGACGCTGGCGCAATTATGTCAAATGAAACTGTTGCAGGTGCGGCGGCACTTGACGCGAAACTAGACACGCTTGGCACAACCATACAAACAAGTTTCACAAATATGCTGATTAACAATCAGGATGAATTGGAGAATTTAACTGACTTTATAATCAACACAGGCATCCCTGCGATTGAAAAACTATTGGGCGTATTGTCATCTGCAGCAAGTGGCGCGGCAGTCATTGGCGACGTTTTGCGCGCAACAAGTGGGCGCACAGATATACGCACTGTTAAGCCAGAAACTTTAAACAGAATACTAAATCTGAAAGATAAAGGTGGGCCGCTAAAATTAACTATGACTGAAGGCACGGCGATGATAAAACCGTCGCCGTCTGCCTCGCCTGATAAAGGTGGTTTTGGCAATGGCATTGATTTTGTAGGCACAGAAACAACCAATGCAACTCGTGATCAAGTTAACGCCTATGAGGATTTGGTGCGGTCGCTCAACCCGGCAGTTGATGCGACAATAAAATACGCCGAGCAGCTTCACATAATTAACGCAGAATTAACCAGCGGCAGAATTTCCCAAGATCAGTCAAACGCTTTGATCGATCAAGCACGTCAAGAAATGCAAGCAACGCGGCGCGAGGCCAGCGAATTTGCATCTGTATTTGAAACGGTTGAAAGCAGTATTGAAAGCAGCATGATGTCGCTTGTTAGTGGCACAATGAACGTACAAGACGCATTTAAGTCAATGGCATCACAAGTTGTCAGCGAGTTATTTCGCGTGCTGGTCGTGCAGCGAATGGTCAACGCGGCAATGGGCTTTTTTGGCGTGCCAAGCGGCCCTATGCCCGGCACCCGCGCAGGCGGCGGCAGTGTACAAGCTGGCAACGCATACATGACCGGCGAAAGCGGTCGTGAATTATTTGTACCCGCGCAGAACGGCAGAATATTGTCACCGGCGCAAACCCGCATGGTTGGCGGTGGCGAGGCTGTAACGGTCGTGCAAAACATCAACATCAGCACAGGCGTGCAACAAACCGTCAGAGCGGAGATTAAAGGCATGATGCCGCAAATCGCAGATAACGCCAAAGCGGCTGTGCTTGACGCGAAAAGACGGGGCGGCGGATACGGGAGGGCAATGGCATGACCATTTCATACCCGCTGGCGATGCCGACCGTCACCAATATTAGATCAATTGATTTAACCGCAACAAACGCAGTAAGCTATAGCAGATCGCCATTTACATTTGCAGGCCAAGCGCAAGAGTTCACTGGGAAAATGTGGCAGGCGACGGTCACTTTGCCGCCAATGAAACGTGCAGCCGCTGAAGAATGGATTGCGTTTCTATTGTCCCTCAAAGGTCAGGTCGGCACATTCAACATGGGCGACCCAGTGGCAGCAACGCCGCGCGGATCGGCGCGTGACGCTGACAGCATTTTAGTCAACGGCGCGCTGACAAATGAATCAGCATTTGCCCTAGATGATTGCCCAGCAAGTCAAACAGGATATTTGAAAGCCGGCGATTATTTGCAAACAGGCACAGGTCCAACTCAACAGCTTTTCAAAGTGCTGGCAAACGCCGACACAAATTCCAGTGGCGAAACAACTGTTGACGTATGGCCGAATGTTCGCACGACGATTGCTGATAATGCGGCGGTCACTGTGCAATCAACAAAAGGCATATTTCGGCTGGCGTCAAATGAAACAAATTGGTCGGTCAACGAGGTCGCAGTTTACGGCATGACGTTTGCCGCAATTGAGGCTGTTTAAATGAGCCGAGACATATCAGCGGCAATATCAAGCGCGCTTGATGATGATGTAATCAAGCCGTTTTTCGCGGTTGAATTATTATTTGACGGCGACAAAGTTTTGCGCCTGTGGACCGGGATTGGCACGCTGTCATATGAAGGCAACGATTGGGCTGGCGCTGGCGTATTGTTGAACATTTCAACCGTTGAAGAAACGTCAGATTTGGGCGTCAGAGGCGCTGTTCTAAGCATGAGCGGTGTACCTTCATCAGTAATCGCCTTGGCGCTCACAGAGCCTTATCAGGGCCGTGTGGCTAACGTTTATTTCGGCATCAATCCAGAGGCCGCGCAAAGTAATCTGACTAAGATTTTTTCAGGCTACATGGATCAGATGAACATCGCTGAAGATGCCGACACGTCAACAATTGAGTTATCAATTGAGAATAAGCTAATCGATTTAGAACGACCGCGCACAGCCAGATTCACGTCAGCTTATCAAAAGTCGGTTTACGCAGGTGATCTGGGTTTGGATTTTGTTGAAGATTTGCAAGACAAAGAAATAGTTTGGGGTCGCAGTGCAGGTTAAGTTTGCGCAAGAGTTTCTAATTTCGTGCCGAGATGAAGCGCAGGTTTTAATTCAACAGCACTGGCAAGAAATTGCGATGCATAAAAGCAAGATTAAACTAAATCCAAACTGGGCGGCATATGAGGCGCTTGAAGCATCTGGGCAATTGTCGATTTTCACAGCGCGGTTAAAGGGTGAATTGGTCGGTTATTTTGTGACAATCAACACGCCAAACCCGCATTATCAAGATCACGTCTTTGCGGCAAATGACGTGCTTTATTTATCGCCAATCGCGCGGCGGGGCTGGGCTGGGCTGGGTTTAATTAAGTTTGCAGAGCGTTGCTTGCGTGCTGATGGGGTGAGTGTCATGGCGATCAATACAAAAGTGCATCGCCCGTTTGACGCAGTCCTAAAGCGGCTTGGATTTGAACAAGCTGAGCGTGTTTATACTAAATTTCTAGGTGATAACTGATGGGAGTTACAGCGGCAGTATTTTCAACGGCTGGCGTTGCGGCTGGCGTTGGTTATGTACTGACCAGCACAGTCACAGGCTACATTTTGTCATCTATGGCCGCGTCTATGGTTTTGGGCGCATTGTCACCAAAGCCAAAATTTGGCGGCGGCATAAGTAGCGGCGAGGCGAGTAACCGAGGTTATAGCGTGACGGCCACTGGCAGCGCGCTTGATCATCAGATCATTTATGGCAAAATGCGCGTCGGTGGTGCAAGGCTGTTTGATCACACAACTGGAGTTGACAATAAGTTTTTGCACCGCGTGCTGGGCTTTGCAGGCCATGAAGTCGAAGCGTTTCAAACGATCTATATCAACGATGAAGTTGCAACCATTGACGGCAGCGGCAATGTCACAAGCCCAGCAAGGTACAACGGTCACATTAACATTTACACGCACTTGGGCGCGGCAGATCAGCAAGCCGATGCCAATTTAGTCAGCGCAGTCAGCGGGTGGACTGCAGAGCATAGATTGCGCGGAATTGCTTACCTATATTGCAAATTTGGCTTTGATGCAGACGTGTTTCCAAATGGCTTGCCCGAAATTACTGCGGTCATAAAAGGCAAAAAGGTTTATGACCCGCGATCAAGTGCAACCGCTTGGTCGGACAATCCAGCACTGTGCGTGCGCGATTACATTTTGTCGTCTGGCTATGGACTAGGCGAGGCTGCGGCCAACATCGATGACACGTCAGTCATCGCGGCAGCAAATATCTGCGATCAGACCAACACGACCGCCAGCACAACACGATACACAACAAACGGCGCATTCACGACCGCAATCCAGCCGAGTGAGTTTCTGACTAATATACTGACTTCAATGAGCGGCACGCTTTGGTACGCGCAAGGCAAATGGCGCATGAAAGCAGGCGCATTTACTGCGTCGGCATTATCGCTAGATGAAAACGATTTGCGCAGCGGCATCACAGTATCAACTAGGCACAGCCGTCGTGACAACTTTAACGAAATAAAAGGCACGTTCAAAGGCGACGAAAGCAACTATCAAGTTACCGACTTCCCGCCTGTCACAAATTCTGCATTTGTCACGGCTGACAACGGTCAGGTCACGGTCGCTGACGTTGAATTGCCGTTTACAGATAACAGCATAGAAGCGCGACGCATTGCGCGGATTATGCTTGAAAGCAACCGCCAACAACTAACAATCAGAGCAAGTTTCGGAATGCGCGCGCTAGCTCTGCAGGTTGGCGACACGGTTGCAATCAGCAACACGCGATTTGGCTGGTCGAGCAAATTGTTTCAGATTGCCGAGTGGAAATTTGGCTTAGGCGATGAACTTGGTTTTGGCGTTGAAATGACGCTGAAAGAAACAGCCGCCAGCGTATATGATGAGGTTGACGACGGCTTAGTATATGAGCGGGACAATACAACATTGTTGTCGCCGTTTGAGGTGCCAAGCGTCGGCATTAGTCTAAGCAGCGAATTGCGCAGAGTGCGCGGCAAGGTCATGTCAGTTTTGCTTGCCGACATTAGCACAGCAAATGCGCTGGTTGATCAGGTCGAGGCGCAATTTAAGAAATCCAGCGACACAAATTTCACGCCGCTGTCAGTATCAAGCGGGTTTAATGGGACTCTGCAAGCTGAAGCATTTGGCGTCGAAACTGCTTTTTACGATGTGCGCGCAAGAGCAATCAATCCGCTTGGCGTGCGCGGCGAGTTTAACACAGTATCAAACTTCTATATTGACGCATTGGCAGCACCGCCAGCCGACGTGACTAATTTTGACGGAAATGCGGTCGGATCGACGCTGCATTTAAACTGGACACCTGTTGCTGACCTTGATTTGGCGCACTACATTATCCGATACTCAAATCTGACAAGTGGAGCGACATATTCCGCTGCTGAAGATTTGGCGCAGGTCGTTAGCAGTTCCTCAAGTTTGGCTGTTCCAGCGGCATCAGGAACGTATTTTATCAAAGCTGTTGATGACACGACGAGCGGCTCAAACGTATCGGCCAACGCCGCCAGCTTTGTGATAACAAACGTTAACCTTGGCGATCTAAATGTTGTGCAGGCGCTGACTGAAAATCCAACTTTTGCCGGTGTTAAATCTGACGTTGTGAAAAACAGCGACGGCAAGCTGGAGCTTGACGTTTCTCCGAAGTTTGATGACGTGACCGGCTTGTTTGATGACCGTACTGGTAATTTTGACGGGGATGTCGGCGGCTTTGCATCAAGCGGCATATACTATTTTGCGAACGATCTTGATTTTGGGCAAAAATACACAAGCAGAATATCAAACAATGTGACTGTTGAACGATCTGATTTGACTGATTTGATGGACTCAGCGCAGGGATTATTTGACAGCCGCGCGGGTTTATTCGACGGAGAGCCAGACGCATTTGACGACGTTTCAGTTTCAGTGCAAGTGCGCCACACAAACGACGACCCAACTGGCACACCAACATATACAGATTGGGCATCTTTCACGGTCGCTGATGTGACCGCCAGGGCGCTACAATTTCGTGCGGTGTTATCATCAACAGACACCAATGTAACTCCGCAAATCAGCGCATTGTCTGCCAGTATTGACATGGAAGATCGAACAGAAAGCGGCGCAGATATTGTGTTCACCGGAACAAAAGCGGTTACTTTTGCAACGCCGTTCAAAGCAGTGCCTGCAATTGGATTGTCGCTTGCAAATTTAACAGATGGCGACCGCTACACGATCACCAGCAAAACCCGCAGCGGCTTTACAATCAACACATTTACCGGCGGGTCGGCCAGTACAAACAGTGCAACTTTGGATTTCGTCGCCAAAGGTTTTGGAAAGGAATTAAGCTAAATGTCTCAACATGATTTTAATATTGCAAATCAGAGTTTCCCTGCGACACGAACTGATTTAAATAACGCGCTGGTTGCGCTGGCGTCAAATTCGTCAGGCGATGCCGAGCCTGCAACAAAATACGCAAATCAGTGGTGGTATGAAACAGATACCAACACGCTAAAACTGCGAAATGAGGCAAACGACGCTTGGATAAGTATTGCTGTTCTTGATCAATCTGGCAACGCTGTGCAGTCAATTACAACTGCGGGACTGACGCTTGGTGCAACAGCAATCAGCGCGTCAGGAACAGAGATCAACCAGCTTGACGCAATTACGCGCGGGTCGATTCTGTATGGTAATGCAAGCGGTGCTACTGCGCGGCTTGCCGCTGGCGGTGCTTCAACTGTTCTGACGTCCGACGGCACGGACATTTCGTGGGTGGCGGCAGGCGGCGGCGGTGGTGGAGGTATGGTGTTTATTGCCTCTAGTGGTGCTATGTCTAATGCTGCAAGTGTATCCTTTACCCAATTTGATGCAACTAAGTATGATCATTATCAATT